ACTAGTACAAGTGTTTCTTAGTCAAACACAGTCACCTGGTCCTGGTATCTATGAAGTATCAGTGGACGATAGTAACAAGCTGTACTGCACCTGCCCTGGTTATCGTGGTCGCAATACTTGCAAGCACGTTAAGTTTGTAAGCGCACGCATCAAAGCAAACGGTGGCGATAATTATCCGTTAGAGTTTTCTAGCCGTGCGTCCAAAGACGATATAAGTAATGCCCGTTCATCAAAGGAAGCCTTTAGGGAGTTTGTAATAAACTTCGGCAAGATAGAAGTCTTTTAATGAAGAATGGGGATATCAGTAACGAACTCCCCAGAAGGATATTAGTTACCACAGACATTATTATGGATGTGGAGATGACAGTAAAGCGTAAGCTTTTAGTAATCCCATCCGTAAAAGTAAATAAAAAGTTTAGACGTGATGCTTTGTCCTATTTGTATATTTTTACAACTAGGGCTGGTTTTACCCTGGAACTTATATCCTTTGAGTTAGATAACGAAACTTTATCTGAAACTATGGATGCACTTGACAACATGGGTACTAACCCATTTAGATACTACACGGCGTATGAATCGGACAAACACTTGCTCAGCGAACTTCCCTATCGACCTGAAGTAGTTGGTGTAGTTGATGTAGACTCTCGCCTCTTACGTTACGGACACTGGGGAAGGACATTCGCTGACTTACAATGAACAACGAACTACGACTATTAAGTAAAGTATTAGAGAGCCGCGACCTCGCCCCATTATTCGACCGTGGTGTTAAAGACGCATGGTTTGTAGATGGTGAAGTAAAACGCGTATGGGTTTTTGTACGCGACCACTTCTCTAAGTATGCAGAGTGCCCAAGCCTTGAGGTAGTAACTCAAAACTTCCCATCATGGAAACAGCACGAGTCCCCTGACGCCCTAGAGTATTTAATTGACAGCGTTGTTGCTACACGCCGTTCCTCTTCATTCTTAAAGATGTTGGAGTCTGCCGCTACTACATACGGCTCTACTAAAGACCACGAAGAAGGTCTACGTATAGTTCAAGCTGGCATCATTGGTTTAGAAGAAGATGGGCTAGGTAAGACTAGCGATGTAAACCTTATTGATGAACCACAAAAGCGTTGGGACGAGTACACCTTCCGTAAAAACAACCCAGGGTTACTTGGAACAGCAACAGGGTTCCCTAGTGTTGACCAGGTTACGGGTGGTCTACAGCCTGGTCAGTTGATTGTAATTGTTGCTCCACCTAAGACTGGTAAGTCAACTGTTGCTTTGCAGTTTGCACAGAACGTTCACCTACAGGACAAGTCAGTTATGTTCCAGTCATTTGAAATGAGTAACCACGAACAGCAGACTCGTTATGACGCTATGCGAGCGCGTATCTCACACTCACGTCTTATCAATGGTTTGCTAGATAACGAAGAAGAAGCACGGTATCAAGCAAAGCTTCGTTCTATGGAGAACATGCGTAAGCCATTCTGGTTAGTTGACTCAGCCAACGGCTCTACAGTCTCTGGTATATCTAGTAAGTTGTCGGTGCTACATCCAGACATCGTATTTATTGACGGTGTTTATTTAATGATTGACGAGCAGACTGGTGAAGCTAACACTCCACAGGCTATTACTAATATTACCCGCTCTCTAAAACGTATGGCTCAGAAGTACAAGGTGCCAGTTGTTATTACAACTCAGGTTCTTAACTGGAAGATGCGTAAAGGTCAAGTAACTGCTGACTCAATTGGTTACTCATCATCCTTCCACCAAGATGCTGACGTCATCTTTGGTCTACAGCGTGAAGATGAAAACGTAGACGACACTCGTATCTTGAAGGTGCTAGAAAGCCGTAACTCTGGACGTATGGAGATATCGCTTATCTGGGATTGGAGCACAGGTACTTTTAGAGAGATTGACGTAAATGACATCTAGCATTGAAGACACACTAGAATTTCTGGGTTTAAAGATTGTCTCTATTAGGAACAGCGAAATACAACTTAACTGCCCTGCTCACAAAGAACGTACGGGAAAAGAAGACAACAACCCATCCTTTTGGATTAACGGGGACACTGGTTTATTTATTTGTTTCTCTTGTGATTGGAAGGGTGGCCTACAGACTCTAGTTAGTTACTTAGGCGGTACTATCGATGCAACGATAGATGTAGATGTAACAGTGACTAGATTAGCTGCTCGTATAAAGCAATTAATTGAAGGCGAGAAACCTAAGCAAGAAGAGTACGCACCTATTCATGAGTCTATGCTTCACGCTTTCAGACAGGTACCCGACGATATTTCCCTGAGTAGAGGTTTATTACCTGAGGCAGTAGCTAAATATGGAGTGAAGTGGAACCATAATCAGAGCAACTGGATTATCCCTATAAGAGACCCGATTACTAATAAGCTTCTAGGATGGCAAGAGAAGGGCCACAAGACTAGGTTCTTTAGAAACACCACAGGTGTTAAAAAAAGCGAAGCCTTGTTTGGGTATGAACATTACAAAGGTGGAGACATGATTGTAGTTGAGTCTCCCTTAGATGTTATTCGCCTAGCTTCCCTAGGTATACAGGGTGCTGTTTCTACTTACGGTTGCGCCGTTTCACATACTCAGTGGAGCATGATTAGGGGAGCGACTAGACCTATATTTGCTTTAGACAATGACGACGCGGGCAGGTCTTGCACAGAAGAGTTAAGGTTTAAGGCTATGGATATTGGTATGTCTTCCTGGTTCTTTAACTATGCACAGACCGACCAAAAGGATGTAGGCGGGATGTCTCGCAAAGAGATTGAGTGGGGTTTGCAAAACGCAAGACACATACTAGGGTATATGCCATGAGCAGCAGTGCTAAGTGGATGGACGCAGGACCTCTGCGTGACTACCTAGAGAAGGTCTCAGCAGAAAATAAAGAGCGAGCTAAGTATTGTTCTTTCTGTGATAAACCTACTGCAGACCATTGGGAAGCCTTAAGGGGCTCACCTACTTTAATAAGAGCATGTAAAGAGTGTTGTCCAGAGGAGCATTAATGATTATCGGATTGACAGGCTACGCACAATCAGGAAAAGATTCTGTAGCTAATATTCTTGTTAGCAACTATGGGTATACCAGAGTGGCTTTTGCTGACCCTATTCGTGAACTTCTATATCAGATGAATCCCGCAGTTAAAGATGGCGGCTATAGAGTGCAAAGCACTGTTGATGCCTACGGTTGGGACGTTGCAAAGACCGCGTTTCCAGAGGTTCGTAATATGCTACAGAACTTAGGGGTTGGCGCTCGCAAAACTTTTGGGGACATGTTCTGGGTACAACAAGCGCTACGTCAGGTAAGCCCTGAGGGTAATTTTGTTATAACAGATGTTAGATACCCTAATGAAGCTAAGGCAATTAGGGAGTATGACAACTCACAGATTTGGCGCATAAAGCGCAGTGGAATTATCCCAGTAAATGCTCATGCATCAGAGACTGCAATGGATGAGGAAAGAGTTGACCAGATATTTGTTAATAATGGTACGCTTGAGGACCTTAAGGTTTTAATTAGTACAAGAATGAGGGCATACATATGATTATGGAATACGGGTCCTGGGTCCTTGCCGTTATAGGTGTCGGAGGAATCTACTTTGTTGGACGTAAAACTATCTGGGGCTGGCTAGTGCTTCTTTTTAACGAGGTTTTATGGATTGGTTACGCTCTAACTACTGACCAGTATGGCTTTATCTTCTCTGCTCTTGCCTACGCTCTTGTTTATATTAGGTCTTATATCCATTGGTCTAAAGATAGAGTTAACGAGATACCTCTGTGACATTTACTGGCACCCTACTACCCTACCAACCTGAAGCCGTCGACAAGATGTGCGAGCGCGGTAGGGTTTTGGTTGCCTACGACCTAGGACTAGGCAAGACTGTCCTAACCATCGCTGCCATAGAAAGGTTGATGGATAACAAGAAAGTAAAGGAGCCTGGTCTTATAATTTGTCTATCCTCATTGAAATATCAGTGGGCTGGACAGATTGAGAAATTTACAGGTGGAACTTCAAAGGCTTTGGTTATTGATGGAACGCCGAAGAAACGTGCAGAACAATACGCCGAAGCAATGGACTGGCGGAATACAGGGATTGATTACATTATCCTTAACTATGAGCAAGTTGTTAACGACTGGGATTCCATCAAAGACTTACCAAGAGGATTCGTTATCCTTGACGAAGCCACAGCCATCAAGTCCTTCAAATCCAAACGTTCCCGAGCAGTAAAGAAGTTAATCAATGCTCCATATAGATTTGCACTCACTGGTACTCCGATTGAAAATGGTAAGCCTGAAGAGCTGTATAGCATTATGCAGTTCGTTGACGCCAGCGTACTTGGTCGGTTTGATATCTTTGATGCTGCTTTTATCGTAAGAAACTCTTGGGGAGCACCCCAGTACTACCGCAACCTGTCGACCCTTCACACTAAGATGAAGGAGGCTTCTGTACGTAAAGCGCAGAAAGACCCAGACGTTGCCCCATACTTACCTGACACTATCCACAAAGACCCAGTAAAGATTGTCTTTGATAGAGCCTGCTCAAAACTATACACACGTATATCACAAGACTTGTTATCAGACCTTGACGAGGCTCAAGACTTATTTGGTTCTAACTTTAATATCATGGCTCACTATGGGATGGAGTCCCGTCGCGGTGGCCCTGAGGATGAGATGCGCGGTAAGATTATGTCTAAGATTGGAGCATTAAAGATGCTCTGTTCTCACCCCGAACTACTACGTAGTAGTGCAGCTAAGTTTAAACAAATGAATGGAGAGGGCTCTGCTTATGTCACTGAACTGGTTGATGGGGGTCTTCTTGATAGTGTTAATAACTCGCCTAAGCTTGACTATCTTACTCAGTACGTTAAAGACTTCTTGGAGCAGAATCAAGAAAACAAAGTAGTTATATTTGCTACCTATGTAGACATGCTTGACAAGATTGCCGCGGCTTTAGGGCCAGAGCAGTGCCGACTATACTCAGGGAAGTTAGATGCTAAGACTAAAGAAGATAACAAGGTTGCTTTTAATAATGACCCTACTGTTCGTGTTCTTATTTCTTCCGACGCTGGTGGTTACGGGGTAGACCTACCTGCAGCCAACATGTTGGTTAACTATGACCTGCCGTGGTCATCAGGCACAGCCACACAGCGTAACGGCCGTATTAAGAGGGCATCCTCAACCTGGCCCTCTATCGTAATTCAAGATATAGTTATCTCAGGGTCCGTTGAGGAACGTCAGTGGGAAGCCCTACAACAGAAGAGTTCTATTGCTAACGCCATCATGGATGGTGAAGGCGTAGATAATGATGAAACTAAGGTGTCAATGTCTGTAGGAAGCCTTAAGGCTTACCTCCAGTCATCTAACGTCTAATGCCCCATAGCTCAGTTGGCAGAGCATCGCACTGTTAATGCGAGTGTCCCTGGTTCGAGTCCAGGTGGGGCAGCGATGCGGTTGTAGCTCAGTTGGTAGAGCGGCACCTTGCCAAGGTGCAGGTCGCGAGTTCGAGCCTCGTCAACCGCTCCAATCTCCCTTCGTCTAATTGGCAAGACTGCGGATTCTGGTTCCGCCTATCGAGGTTCGAGTCCTTGGGGGAGAGCTTTACACCCAACGATTATCGTTGGGCATGTACACTTATAGGATGCCTAACTCGCCTAAGACCCCTACGCGTACTATCCGCGTATCAGACCAGCTGTGGACAGCGGTCCAGAAGAAAGCTGCAGCTGACAAGGTTACAGTAACCAGCATTATTATCGAAGCCCTTGAAGATTATATTAAAGTAGATAATTAAATGGGGAAGCACAACGATAAGATTGCTAAGGCTCTAGCTCAACGCCAGGCAGCTACACCAAACGGCTCAGGCTACAAGAAGCCAGGTTCTATGAACAAGAAGAAGACTGGCTACCGCGGCGTAAAAGCCAATAACGCAAAGTAACTTGACAGCCATCTAGTCATCCATTAAGTTTTACCTAACAGCTAAACGTTAGGAAACTTATGAACACAGATGCCGTCAAAGAAGATATACGCCAGTTCAAGGCGTTAAAAGATAATGTAGAACTGCTGACAAAACGTCAGACAGAAATTAAAAAAAGACTCACAGAGTGTATCGATGAGTTCGGTACTGAAGACGAGCGCGGACACATTGTTCTTGCAGTAGAAGATGCAGAACAGATTATGAAACAGAAGCGCGTAATTAAAAACCTAGATATCAATGCAGCAGAGATTATCCTTAATAAAAAGGGTATTAAAGACACATGCATTAAGATGGTTCCAACATTAGATGAGTCAGCAATTATGGCTGCATTTTATAACGGACACCTTACTGAAGAAGATATCGATACAATGTTCCCGCAAAAAGTTTCTTACGCATTTATTGTAGGTAAGAGCAGTGGACGAGATTGATAACCTATTCTCTGACTTAGACACTTACTATCCAGGTAGTAAGAGAAAACGTAGAGAGACAAAACCAAAAAATAAACGCACAGTAAAAGATGGTTCCGATTGGACATCCACTGTTGTGTTTAGAAAACTCCCGTCGGGAGAACTACACGAGTTTTATCAGGTAGGTGCTTTGGCACAGGCATTGGGTAGACCTCTTGTAACAATCCGTTACTGGATTAAACAAGAGTACATACCTCAGGCTCCATATCGCCTGTCTGATAAAGAAACAAAAAATGGCGAAAAGATGAGAGGGCGTAGGTTATACTCACGTGCTCAAATCGAGGCAATAGTTGAGCTGTTTGGAAAGGCTGGACTCCTAGATAAAACTAGGATACAATGGCCTAACCAGCAATTGACTAACGCAATAGCTGAGGCTTGGGAGAACATAAAGTCTGCCGAGCTTAACCGATGAATCAAACGAAACTAAGGAGAAATGCCATATGGCAATCGACCGTACCGACGAGTACATGCCAGTAACAGACGCGTTTTCAACAACAGCTGTTGATGACCGTCCAGCAACACCAAGCAGCAATGCAGTTCAATCAGGTTGGGCAGCAGCAGAACAGCTGACAACCGCATCAGGTGACTTCCCAACTGAGTTTAAGTTCAGTGATGGCGAGTTCACCGTTATCAAGTTCATTGACCAAACTGGTCCTTTCGCTATCTACAAGCAACACTTCCTACAACAGAAGACTGTTGGCAAGAAGTCGTACGTCTCACTTGGACCTAACGACCCACTGTGCACAAAGCTCGGAAGCAAGC